TTAGAAACTACATTCTTTACTTCTTCGCCAAACTTTGCTTTGTCTTTTGGTGTAGGTTTTCTTTCCTCGGTAGTAATAAAACCCATACTTACGGCATTAATTACTCCCTGTTTTGCCAGCGAGTATTTAGTATCTGGTATCCATTCGCCTATATGACCTTCTGGCCTCTTGGCTAACTCAAATGTTCCTATAAATGAACCCCCTTCTCGTTTTATATCTATACATTTTCCAAGGGGGTCGTCTCCTGTTTGTTCTGCCAGCCCCTCGCCTTTTCTGTTGTGGTGCCAAAGGAGCACAGGGTTTTGGTTATAACGAGAGGTATAGTCTATACCGTCAATAAGAATAGCCTCGCCGTCAGAGTCTACTATCTCGGCGCTAATAATGGCTTTAATTATATGCCTATCGTCATCTAAAGCCTCAAGCTCTGCTATCCCGTCTTTATACTCTACTCGCGGCTCGGAACCTGCCGGTGCGGCTTGTGGTGCCTCTGGTGGGTTATCTTTAGCCTCTATATGGGGGTCAACCACAGGTATTTCAAGGGCTTTTAGGTGTTCTTCCCACATACCATAACATTGACCTGCTGCCTGCTCTTGGGTTCTACCCTCGCCTGTAACTTGGGCTATGCAGCGAGAAATATAATGTTCTTTTTCTTCGCCTTTTTCAGGTTGTGGCATTATTTAGCTCCTATTAATGTAAGCCTACTAAGGCGATAATATAAGGAATAGTAGGGGCTGCTGTGCTGTCACCAACGGTAGATAATTTCAGTATTTTAGAAATATCTGAAACCGGTGCAGCCGTAGTGTTAGGCATAGAGAGATAACAAAGACCGGGGTTAGTATCCGTGCTCGGGTAAATAGTTATAGTTCCGCCATTAGAAAGCACTCCGTCCCATTCATTAGAACCGGCAGCCCCAACTATAATTACATTTCCGTCTAATTGACAAAGGTTAACAATGATAAGAGCCTTTAGCCCGGTGAGAGAAACAGTACCCCAAGGACCGGTAAGGTTAGTCAGGTCTATAGTTGTGGTTGATCCTGTTGTTATAGAGCCAGAAATATAAACCATATCGTCGGCTGTATCAGCCGTAGAACCGTTAGAATAAGATAGGTTATAATTTCCTGTGACGCTATATGTAGAAGGCATAGTGGCTATGGTTTGAGAACTAGCGCCTACTATAGAAAAAGTTGACTTAAAGGTATTTAATGAAGTGGTCATTGTTTATTTTCCTCTGTTTCTGTAATGTCTTTTTTCTTGTCTTCTTCGGGGTTAGGTTTAGCAGAGATAGGCTCCTCTTTCTCCTGTTTTCTCACCTGCCTAACTTCTCTGTCAAGGTCTTGAACACTTGAAGCTTGAACAACTAATTCCTCTTCTTTCATAGGAGGGTAGTCGAGTTCTTCTCTGGCTTCGTTTACTGATATAATTCCTGCGCTCTTAAGAGAAATTACTTCTTCCCTCCTGTCTTTTCTATCAAATGCCTCAATTTCTCTTACTATATAAGTATCGTATTCAAGAAATACGTCCGAGTCCCTGTAGTCGTCGTCTTTAGGATCTTTGCCTGAAAAACGAGGAATATAAAGCTCATTCAGTTGTTCCTCATCTAACCTGAGCAGAGGGTTGATAGTAGTAGTGAGAAATAAGTCTTGAGCCACGGTGGCTGAAGCCATAGTAGAACTCTTAATTTGAAGAAGATCATTAGGGACTCGCCAAGTAGCCGCGATCTCGTCTATAATAACCTGCGGGTCTCCCAACTCAAACTGAGGTATATCTAATTGTGTAAGTCTTATGTCGTCGGCATTAACGGCAAGGATCTTTCCTGTCTTTTGAGCCCCCACGAGCTTCCTGCCCATTTCTGCCTCGAACCTCTCTATTGAGTGTTGCGTTGCTCCTTTAAGGGCAAAAACCATTGAGGGGTAAGTGGCCCGAAATGCTTTGCTTATATCCATATCTCTCTTGCCTTGGCGGATCATGAGAGCGGTAAAGGCGGCTTCCATTCTACCCATCCCCATATAAGTATTTTCTGCTCTACCGGGGAGGCGGTAGTGGTTAATGTCTTTGGGGTCTAATTCTACTGTTCTAGTTCCTATCCTGTATTTATATTTTATAACAGGGTTCTGACCTAATTTAATAAGTTCTTTAGTATAAATAGGCTCTACATAAGGGAAAGGTAGGATAAAGCGGGCCACAGGAATAGACTTTTTTCCTACCTTCTCTGTCATAATATATTCATAACAATTACCAAATAATTGAAGTTGAACGGCTTTATCTACCGCATATTCATACCCTGTCTGGAGAGGGTTAGGACGAGATAAGAGGTCTGTAATAGGGTTTTTATCTATAATTTCTTCGTAGTCGTCGGGATCGCCAAACTTCATTGACTTTAGGCGTAGGTTTTTTCTTGACTTGGTTTTAACCGTTTTAACCTTGTCTGGCTTATCCACAAGGTAAAGGTGTAAGGGAGTGGAAGCCCATTTTTCTGCTACTAACATAGTGGCTGCATAAGCCCAAGAAACAAAATAACCTATTGAGCCAAGAGGAGAATAGGCTGTATTTATCTTCTGGTTCCCTGTGAGACCCAACCCATAATTCACGTCGCTCTGAAAAACAGGATAGTCTCCCCAACCTTTTATCTCTATATCGTCTAATAGTCCGTCGCCGATCTCTTCGTATATCTGGTCAAGCCATTTGCTCATTTTGTATTATCCTGAATTATAACAGGAATATTATCCTATTATTACTACGCTTATAATGAATTACTTCATACAATTGAACCTATCTTTCTCCATCCTATGTCGTCCGGGTCTTCATAAGTATTAGATCCGGTATATATAGGTGTCTCTGAGAGGTGCCAAGAAGGCTCGCCTATGCCGTCTAGCCGGTTAACTATGTAACGAAGTCCGTCAAGGTGGTGCTGGTTCTTGTCTTCGGGTTCGTCTGGTTTGCGGGCAGACCACACATAAGAACCTAATTCGTCAATAATACAGGTCGGCTTTCCTTTTTCTGCCAACTTATAGTCTATTTGTTCTTTGTAATTGGCGCAAATAAAAATAGAGTCATTAGCAAACCTGTTTTTAATAAGCCTAATTCCTCCTTGGATGTCTTTTTGAGCCCCTGAAATAGAAATTCCTTTTGACCCTATAAACTTGATAATTGTTTTTTCTGAGGTATCGGCTATCCATTCTGTTATTTTATATTGAGACTGGAACTTATCTATTATTCCCATAATAGTTTGTAAAGGGCACTCTGTAGTATAAAACTCTTTTAATAACCAAAGCCTGTTTTGGCTATCATAAAGCCAGACGCCTGCCACGAACGGGTCATTGTATCCCCAGTCTATACATCCATGTACAACCCCTCCAAGCTCTTCCTCTTTGCCGCAATTAAGGGAATAGAACTTTCCGTCTCTATAATTTACTATCTTATTCGCGTGTTTATCCTCATTAAACTCTGTGTAAACTATGCCGTCAGCAGAGCGCCAAAGTCCGTCCACGAGTCGAGCCTTAATAACACCTGACATTTTGTTAAGGGTAGAAAAGTATTCTGTTCCTTCTTTAGTAAACTCATTAGTAATAGGAGAATAAAAGCGAGGGTTGTCTTTGAGAGTGGCTTTTATTCTGGTCATTTGTCCAGAATTACCTCTTTGGTTAAGCCAGTGGCTTGGCGGACCCGGGTTTGTTAGGCATATTATTTGGCGGTAAGGGGCTTTGTTGTTTCTTAAACCTCTTAGGAAGGTCTCGTATTCTAGCTTATCCATTTCAATTGCTTCGTCTATTAAAATAATATCCCACTCTGACCCCATGATCGCAGTCCAAGCGTCTAGGTCGTCGCAACCGGCTATAACTATCCGAGACCCATTACCAAAGCCGTCATAAAAAGATCTGTTGTGGCGCCCAGCCCCTCTTGTTAAAGGATGGTTTTCTGGTAAAGCCTGCTCCTCTAAAATAGCCAGCGTAGTCTCTGAGAGCCTTTTTCTTGTTTTGCGTAAAATTAATATGCGTGTTCCCGGATATTTATATGCTATGGCTAATATTTTCTCCAGCGCCGCTCGCGTCTTCCCTGACCCTACGGTCCCCTCCAGAAGCACTTCCTTGTCCCTGCATTTAATAAAGTCAATGATATTTTTACCTGATAATTCAGGATAAAATGACCCCCTTTTTAAGAAATGCTCGTATGGTTTAACACCATCCTTAATTAGGTCTATCGCTGTCATCTATAAGTTTATCCATTTCTGAGGACCATATTTTATATCCCCCTGATATCTCAACCTTGTCTATTTGGGTATCTAGCCCCATAAGTCGCGACAGGCGTTCTTGTATTTTTATAGCCGTTTTTATAGCCTCAGGGTCTCCAGATACTATTTGGCTTTCTATAGCCTTAGCCATTATTTGTAGTTGTTGTAGTTGCTGTGTTCGTAGGGTTGCAACATTCTCGTCTATCTTGTTTTTAAGACATTTAGCAAACATATGAGAAACATTTTGGGGCGACACGGGTTTCCTGTAGTGGTTAGGGTATTTCTCGTGTAGTTTAACTCCTATTTCTGCTAAAGTATAATAAAAAGCTCTCCAAGAAATTAGGTCTGCCAAAATGAGCTTGTGTTCCATCCTTTTTACAGATCCTGTAAGGAATGTATTGTGAGGAACTTTCTTGCCTTTATATGTTTCTTCTAATAGTTTTGTCAGTTCTGTTTGTGCTTCTAAGGCAACTTTAGTATTACCTGTTTTAACGGCTTGAGTATATAGGTCGTTAAGTCTAGCTATAGCTATATTTCTTTGTTCGTCTTGGTCATATTCTCTATGAAGCAGAACCCTTCGAGCTTCCCCTATTAGTGTTATCATTTCTGGTTTTGTTATGCCAAGAGAAGATAGCGTTTTGTCTAATAGTAGGTCTGCCTCAGATATATTAGAAGCAAGGAGTGTTATTACTTTATCTAATTGTGGATGGTTCATTTTATTTCTGGTGTTAAGGTTTCCCAGTCGCAGTCTTTACCTGAAACGTGTTCTGCCCAACGCTTCCTAATTACGTCAACATAATTAGGAGAAAACTCTACTACTCTGGCTTTACGGTTATTTCTCTCGCAGGCTATTACGGTCGTGCCTGAACCACAGAAAGGGTCTAGAATAATAGCCTCGGGTTTTGAAGAGTTGAGTATTAGTCGTTCAAATAACTGAACAGGTTTCATTGTAGGATGTTCGTCTGACCTTAAGGGTCTATCGCAGGCAATAAGAGTGGTATTTATTTTACGAATTCTTAATTCATTACCTGTAATAATATATGTTTCTCCTTCGAGAACCACAGAGTATCCTTCGTCTGTTTTGTTAAAATGCCAAGGTTCGGGAGCCTTAAGAAGCGTTGACTCGCATCTGTCTGTTTCCCAAGTGTGGGCTGCTCCGTCCTTCCATCCATACAGAACTGGCTCGTGCTGCCATTGGTAGTCTTGTCGTCCTATAACTATTTTATTTTTAGCCCAAATTAATACCTCTCTCACTTGAAGTTTACTATTCTGTATGGCAAAGAAAAAGTTGTGTCTTCTTCCTTCGCCATACCAAATATAAAATGACCCACCGGGTTTAAGGACTTCTATGGCATTATGAAAAGCAAGAGTTAAGAATTCTGTAAATTCTTTATCGTCAAGGTCGTCGTTGGCAATTGCTTCTCTATTATTACCTTTTGCTTGAGCTTTACCGGCTCCGCCTACCATTGTTGCTTCTCCACCACCGGTATATCCTACGCCATAAGGAGGGTCGGTCAGAAGCAGGTCTGCCTGCTCGTTTCCCATAAGTCTCCTTATCGTCTGGTTGTCTGTAGAGTCCCCGCAAATAACCTTATGCCTACCTAGTTGGTATATGCTGTTGAATTGGCTCTTGGGCTGTTGTGGTGGGTCTGGGGGGTTATTTATTGAGTCGTCAGAGTCTTCTTTGTTTAGAATTCTAGCTATGTCGTCTGGTGTAAAGCCGGGTATATCTATATTAGGAAGAGATAGAATTTCGTCGTGTAAAAGATCTTTGTTCCACTCTGACAACTCGGCTGTTCTGTTGTCGGCAAGACGATAGGCTTTAACCTGCTCTGGTGTTAAGTCTTCGGCAATATGAATTGGGACTTCTTTTAAGCCGAGTTTTTGAGCTGCTTTCCATCTAGTGTGACCGACTATAATAACTTTATCTTTGTCAACTACTATAGGTTGCCTAAAGCCAAATAGTTTAATACTTGCGGCTACGTGGTTTATAGCCTTATTATTAACCCGGGGGTTATTGGGATAAGGGAAGATATCATTTATTAATGAATTTGTAATTAACATGTTGTAGTTCCTTTATTACTACGCCTATTTCTCCTTAAGACGCATTTTTGTATAATTGTTTAGTTTAGTTTGAGCAGAGATAAGGTATTTTGTCGTACCAGCTCTTTTAGTCTCTCCAAATAGCCCTTCATGAACAGCCATAGCAAGTATCTCTATTTCTGTTAAGCCGGCGTCTATAAAGGTCTGTT